GAATATGTGGTTAAGTTCCTTTTGGCTTATGACAGGCAGTTTTCAAAGTATATCTCTGGGGGCCAGGGAGGAAGGCCCTATCAGTTAAAGATTTCTGAATCAGTATGGATTCAGTGCAAATCAACTTCTGAACCAAATTCATTATTGGGAGAACGTGTGGATTTGGAAATTGTTGACGAAGCGGCCCTGGTTCCTGAAAACATTTATTTCCAGAACATCAAGCCGTCAATTTCGGCTTTAGGGGGAAAAGTTTATTACATCAGCACTCCGAGAGGAAGGGGGTGGTTTAAAGACAAATTCTTTGCTCTGAAAGAAAAGGGTGCGGCATTTAACTTCCCGTCAATCGAAGGAAAACATTATACCGAATCGGCCCTTGAAGAATTGAGAAAAACCACTCCTGACATTTTATTCCGACAGGAATATTTAGCGGAATTTATTGATGACGCAGGGACGGTATTTAGGAACATAAAGTCAATTTTAGAAAATTGCGAATCAGATTCTCTTGAGAACCACCATTATATTATGGGGGTGGATTTGGCGGAATCCGAAGATTGGACTGTTATTTCTGTGTTTGATACAGACACCAAAAAAGAAGTTCATTTAGACAGGTTTCAAAAGAGAGATTATCCTTTGCAGAAAAAACAGATAATTGCTAAAGCAAATAGATATAACAACGCCAGGATAATAATGGATATTACTGGCGTAGGAAAACCTATTTACGAAGACCTGATGAATGAAGGGGTATTTGTAGAAGACTTTACCTTTACCGGAAAGACCAAGGAGGAACTTATCGGCAGACTTATTGTGGCGGTAGAGGAAAAACAAATAAGGTTGCTTCCCGTGGCAGTTGCCACAGATGAAATGGAGGCATTTGAATTTAAATATAGGGATGAAAAAACGGGACTTCCACTAAAAAATATCAAGTATGGCGCTCCGCAAGGATACCATGATGACGTGGTTTGTTCAAGGGCACTGGCGGTTTGGGGACTTTCACCTGGAAAGCCAAAAGATAAAAACTACGTATTAGAAGCATTAAAAAAAAGAGTTAAAAAACCGATTTTATCGGACATATAATACAAAAAAAATAAATACTAGAGTAATTGTTTCAAAAACATAACATGCCAGTTCATAAAGTAAAGGGTGGCTACCAGTGGGGTAGTCACGGAAAAATTTATAAGGGCAAAGGGGCTAAAGGAAAAGCTGCCAAGCAAGGCAGAGCTGCTTATGCTAATGGATATAGAGGAAAATAAATCAAGGAAAAAGAATGTTAGACAAATTTCAAGTTGTAGAGAACGAGGTCAATTTTTATAAAAACACTGCGTTGGAGCAAAATCCTACATTTGCTCCCAAAATGGGTGATGTTTATCAACTTATTGATTTGTTTTCTGTTTCAAGGTTCAGAGACGGAGATAAGGATAGTTTAGGATTCAAGAAAGTATTTTTTAATGTTGTCAACTTTGTAGTGGATGTTTGTGCCAAGATGCTGGATTTGGATACAAGTGATATTTATATCAAATCCGAAGAAGGTGCAAATTACTGGACGGCCTGGCTTATGGGCAAAGAACTGAAGATGTGGATGAAAGACAAATACTTTGCCAGGCAACTTAATCAATACTGCAAGGAACTTCCAAAATACGGAGACCTTTGGGTAAAAAAGGTTAAAGATGATGTTAAGTGGGTTCCGCCCCAGAATATGATTTACAGGGTGAATGCCGTTGATTACACAACTATTCCCTTAATTGAAAAGCATGTTTATGGAAAAGATGAATTAAGGATAGTCGGCAAGGAAGCAGGCTGGGATAACGTGGAAGAAGTTATTAAAGAGTCAACGGTTTCGTCTGTTTCCCCTGCAGAATATGGAAATACAGTCGGAGTCAAGGACGATGACGTTAATACAGGAATTGTAATTTATGAAGTATGGTTTCCAAAAGGATATTTAGAAAAGGAAAAATCAAATTGGTTTATAATCTCCAAGGGTTCTGACAAAGTTTTAGCAGAAGCAGTTAAGGATTGTCCTTATAAAAAATTAGCTTGGGAAAGTTTGCCAGGAAGGTTGCCTGGAAGGGGAAGAGTGGAACAATTATTTGAAGACCAGATTTATCTGAACAGGATTGCTAATTACAAATCTACTGGATTTCACTGGACTTCAAAACACATTTATCAGACAAGGAGTTCCAATATAGAAAAGAACTTAATGACGCAGGTTGATGACGGGGAGATTTTAATTACTAACGCAGAAATTACTCCTGTTGTGAATGAAGAAAGAAACTTACAGGCATATACCGCAGACGAACAAAGATGGGGACAGAACCTTTTGCAAAGGACATTTACTACAGAACCAATTTCAGGGCAGAGAAGCCCAGCGGGGACTCCATTGGGGTCAACTGTGCTTCAAACACAGCAAGCCACTGCTTTTTATAAGCAGAAGCGTGAGGAACTGGCGGAATTTATCAAAGAGATTTTGTGGGACTGGATTATTCCTACTTTTAAGAACCAAACAAGAAAAGAACATAAAATTTTAATAGAGAACTTATTGGAAAACGGAGACAGCGAATCAGATAAGTTTTTTGGATTGATACTTAACGAGAGGATGAATAAGTTGAGGGCTAACAGCAGATACCTTTCTCAAGACCAATGGGCGATAAGAAAATCTATTCAGGCAGAACTTCTTAAAAAAGAAGACTTAAAGATACCAAAAGGATTTTATGATGACTTAAAGTATAAGATTGACATTATAATTACAGGAGAACAATTAGATGTTCAGGCAAGACAGTCGGTTTACACGACAATCTTCCAAATGATAGGTTCTAATCCGACCATATTCCAAGACAAGAGGGCATTGAGGATATTTTCAAAGATGCTGGACTTAATAGGAATAAGCCCTAAAGACATATTTGACGAAGAAGTTCCTACATTACAGGGAACAATAGCAGCACAAAGAGGCGGAAGCATTGCCGCCCCTGTGCCCCCAGTTAATCCGACAATGCAACCTGCAACCCAACAAGTATGACCTTAACCAAAGAAGAAGTAAATTTCCTTAGAAGGAACGAAGTAATGATTGCCAAGATTCTTAATAAAAGGGTGGAAGACCTTAAGGAACAGGTTTTGGATGTTCCGGAGGAAAAAAGGGAAACCATTATTACTTTTATTAAGGAATACAAGTTGGGATTATCAATCTTGAAAGAATTAGACAAGCCAGAAGCCAGCAATGACTTTACTGGGATTTAAAGGAATTTAAAGAGTCGTTTTGGGCAAGAAACGCCCTTGTAAAAAAGCAAACTAATTGGTCAGAAAAGACCTGAAAATCAACATTATGGCAAACATAATTGAGGCAGATGCTTCTCATGAGGAAGCAATGGCTGCCAAAGAAGAGATGGAAACTCTCGAAACCGAGGAGACACCTGCTCCTGAAAAAGAGGTGGAGGCAGAAAAGCCTGAAGAAAAATCAAAAGACTTGCAGTCAGCTTTAGCCCAGAAAGACCATTTCCGCACAAAACTTGAAAAAGTTGAAGCAGAAAAAAAGATTTTAGAAGATAAACTGAAAGGTTTTAATTCTAAAACAACTGGAGACCCTATGGAGGGTGTCAGGTTGGGAAAGGCTTTAGCAGATATTAGCGAGGAGGAAGCAGAGGTTGTTATCACTTACGCAAAGGGTAAGTTTAACACTCTCTCACCCACCCCCGAGCAAATTATCCAGTCATCTAAAGATGATTGGGTTCAGACTGCAATCAAAGGAAAAAGGGAAAAGGTCGCAGGAGAAAAGAAAACTCCCGCCCCTTCTTCTCCATCTTCAACTTTCGGAGGGAAAACTCCCGAAGAAATAGGAAAGATGAGTAGAAAAGAGTTCGCAGAATATGCGAGAAAAAATCTTACAGCAGAAGTGACGGGAATATAGAATGCCAATAGGATATACGACCTTAGGAATGTATAATTCCTTTAGGCCAGAACTCTGGACACCCAGAGTTACCAGATTTTTCAGGGAAAAATTGTACGCTGCCAATTTCTTCAGAGATTATTCTTCAGATGTGATGAACGCTGATGTAGTTCACATTCCACACTTTGAAGACACAACTACGGTTGAGACAAGCATTGCTACAACCAACGGTGCTGTGACTGGTGTTACGATGAATGACACCAAGACTGATTTAACAGTTGATACCTGGGAAGGTGCAGCTGTCTATATCACGAAATTTGAGGAAAGAGAGATTATGAAGAGACCGAATGTGATTGACGAGTATGCGAGTTATTTGGGTTATAGGTGCGGTAAGAATGCTGAAACAGCAATTCTTGCTAACCTAACAAGCCTATCTTCAAGCACTGGAGATAGCGCCCACACGATATACTCCACCAACATCGAACAAGCATTTGGTATCTTGGAATCTTACAGTGTTCCCCGTGAAGAGTGCAGAATATTCATTAAGCCTAAGATTTATTGGAGACAGGTAATGTCAATCCAGAAGTACTACGATGCTTCTCAGTTTGGAAGAGCAACTCTTCCATTTGGAGTGCA